TCTGCATCATAAGCATAAGATTGATTAGTATTGATATACCATTGTTCATCTTTTTTATTACTATCATCAAAGACTACTTCGTAAATACCTATGGCATTTAATTCTGATGTAGACCACAACTGAAATATTTTAGCTGGATATTGAGTATCTCCAATAATCATAGCTTTAGGATGATTGATAAATTTTGAAATTGATCCGTCTGTTATTAATGCGTACATATTTTAAGCCTCACTTAAGTTTAATGTTCTTCCAACTTCTTGCCAAACAGCACCTGAATATTTAAAAACTAAAATATCGGTTTTAGCATTTGTTGAAGTAAATGTTGGTGCAGTTGATGCTGCAAATTCAAATACAGTATTAAAAGCTATTGTGTGTGAACCATTGTAGTTAATCTCTATACAAATAAACGCACCTTCAATTGGATTACTTGGTGCAGAGAAAGTCGTATTTTCTGTTGTTAAATGATATGCGTTTGGTTTAGCAGAAGCATCCCAAGCTATAGCATTTGAAGATGATGTTAATGCTTGTTGTGATACATTAGCAGCATTAAAAGTTAATACTCCAGCACTACTTCCAGAAATCCAAGTTGTAGTTGTTGAACCATCAAAGCCAGCAATTTTTAATTGTCTATCACCAGTAGCACTAGCAGCATCAACACTTCCTATTACTACATTACCAGCACCACTTGTTATATTATCTCCAGCTCTATAACCTAAAAGAGTATTATAATTAGCGTCATTACCTGAAATTAAATTTCCAGAATATTCTCCAATCGCTGTGTTAAAATCTCCACTAGAATTAGCTTGTAATGATCTTCGACCAACAGCAGTATTACTTGCACCTGTGGTCAATGTAAGAGCCAATCTTCCAACAGCAGTATTTCCAGGAGAAGCAGTAACTTTAGTTAATGTTCCTTGACCAACAGCTGTATTTGAATCCCCACTTGTTATTTCGTCTAAAGCACCAATACCAACTCCAGTATTATTCTCTGCTGAACTTAAAGTTCCTGTTGTTGCATGACCAATTAATAACGATCCTGTAAAATTTGTTCCTGCGTTTTTACCTAAAATAACATCTTTGCTATCTGCTGTGATTGTACTTGAAACTGTTAACACACCAGCAGAAGATAATGACATTTTCTCCGCTGCGGCCTCTGAAGCTGCAGTTTTAAAACTTAATTTTGTTGCATTGTTTGATGAACTAAAGTCACCTTCAGAAACTGCTTCAATACCTGCTGCAACAAGTATAGCGTCTGTGCCAGTGCCTTCGTCTGGTGCTTGAAAGTTTATTGTACCTAAAACATCATCTACTGCAATGTCTGTTTCGCCTGTTTGTATAGTTAATAAAAATGGATTATCGTCAGCTGTTGCTGAACTTTTTAAAATTAAACCATCATCGGGGTCGTGTGTAATTGTTATATCTTGGTGAGTACCGAATTGTAATTTGGCATCATCTGATGACATAAATATATCATCTGCAACTAGAATATCTCCAGCAAAAGATACTTTTTGAGAACCATCAATAGTCATCGTTGTTGTAGGTGATGAACCTGATTTTATCAGTAAATTACCACTATTATTAACTAAAGAACCAAAAGTAGTTCCATCATCTTTAAGTATTATGTCTGCGCCACCTGCATCAAGAACAATGTCCCCAGAGGAATCTAATGTAATATCTGTGCCATCATTTGTAATTGTATCAAGTGCTATTGATCCAATGTTTGTAATATCAGAATCACTAAAATCTAAAGTTCCTGTGACATCAAAGTTTCCACCTACTGAAAGGTTTCCAGTAATTGTTGCATTATCTGCAATTGTTGTTTCTGAAGTTGTATGTCCAATTGTAACTGCAATACCAGAAGTCTCTGTTGCAAGTTTTAAAGCTCCTGTACTATTTGTAATATAAGAATTTGAACCATCGTGATATACTTGCATATCACCACCATCACCAATTTTTATTGGCGAAGAATCTGTTAATTCTAATGCATCATCTGATTCGTCCCATAATAAGAAACTTCCAGAAGTAGCACCAAAAAATTTTACATCTACTCCAGTGTCATCAACACCAGTAGTAATTGCACCACTAAATTGAGAAGCTCCACTTACGTCAAGAGCACCATTAAGATCAACAGTTGTTGTAGCAATTTCTACTTCTGTATCTGCATCAATGTCTAATTGACCATCTGTGCTTGAACTAATAGATAAAGCTGAATCTCTAAAAAGAAGTTTATTTGCTGAGTTTAAAGTTAATCCTGTGCCATCAGTATGTGTTAAAGTTGTGTCTGAATCTGCACCAAAACTTAATACAGCAGAATCACTTAATAATTTAAGGTCATCACCAATTACAGCATCTTTTGCTACAGATAATCCACCATCAGTTTGTAGTGATCCATCTGTTGTAGAAGTTGCTTCAGTAGTGTCATCTGTTTTTACAATTCCACTTGCTGTAACTGTTGTAGCAGTTAATGCTTGTGCAGCAATCGTGCTACCTGCTTGTGCAGTAAAAGTATTTGCTGTAAATTGAAAATCATCAGCTCCTGCAATTTTAATATCTATTTGATCGTCTGTGTCTGCTGTAATACTTGTATCAGCATCAGCATCTAAAATTAATTCGTTACCATCTAAGTCATGTCCTGCAGTAGATCCAATACCTGAATCAACCATATTTGGATCAGTTGAGTCATCAGCAGTAGCATAAACAAGTTTAGTTCCTTTATCAGTAGCAGCCCAAGCAACAGTGCTTCCTGATCCAGAAACATATTTAAATGTAAGTGTATAGGCACCTGCTGTGCCATTTAATAAAATATACATCTGTTGAACATCTAAAGGAATTGTTACTGTAGCATTTGCACTAAGTGTGCCTGTAAATTTTATAACTCTATGTGAAAGAGTTGCACCTGTAGATCCATCAGAAACAGACAATGTAGTAGTTGTTGTTACAGCTTGTTCAACATATCCACCAGAAATTTGTTCTATAATTTGTAAATTAGTATTGGTTGTTGTTCCCCATGTTCCGGCATTCTCGCCGGTTGTCATTAGTTCTGTACCAAGACCTGTATAACTTGATGCCATAATTTATCTCCTATGCGCTCCCTACAAACACCTCAACATCACATGAATCTGTGTCTGCTATAGCTGTAATATCCACTAAATCATTTAATGATACTGTAATTGCAGAACCAGCTGCATGCATAGTATCTTTAACTCCACCACTATTATCACCAGGATAAATAAACGAGTGGCCAGCGTCTACCTTTATACCAAACTCTGTACTGTCTTCATCTCTAAATGTTAATGTAAGGTGATTTGTTGAATCTAAATTTGTAATTCTAATGTATCTAACATCGTCTTCATCGAATTGACCTGCTAAATAACTTTTAGCTAAATCAGTTGAAGAAGCTGTAGCAAAACCTAACAACCCTGTTTCTGTTGTAGATATTGTAACTATTCTTTTAACAATTTCATTAACGCTTGAAATATCTAAGGATCTTTCGCTATTATAACTATTATTGTTAAGTGTAATTTCTTCTATTATTTTAGTTGTTAATGTTGCCATATTTTAATCCTTANGGTGTCTGTTGAGGAACTGGTATACGAGGTTCTCCATCAGTATAATCGTCTCTTCTTCTTCTACCTAATTGTTCTCCACCAAACTTTTGTACTTCAGTTTGATATTTTTGTTCGTATAATTGTAACATATCCATCGGGCCTTTTAAATAACTAAATGCCTCTACCAGACATGCATATAAAAGTCCATTTCCAAAATTTAGACTTAAATAACTTGTTGTATTTGCTGAACTCAATCCTAGAGGTCTAGCACTATAATGCATTTTATACATAAATGCTGAGCTAGGAGTTGGCACAATTGTAACTCTTCCAGATGAAGCTGCTCCACTTCCTGTCGCTCCGCCAGACATTGCGTAGTATTTTGGAGTTCCAGTAGTTGTTTCTGCTGCATCATATTCTCTTAAAAAACTAATATCTCTTTTCTCTAACCAGCTATTAGCACCCGTTGCAGCTGATGTTGAAGTATAAACTTGTATACCTCTTACAAATAAAGTACCAGCTGGTACATTAATATCATCTTTTGAAGCAACTAGACTACCAATCATTTCTTTTCTATCTGCATCAATTGGAACATCTCTTTGAATTCTTAATTCTGAATTATCTATAAATTGATCTGTAATCGTACTAGATAATACAGAAGTACCAACTTCAGTATAGTTTTGAATTGCTGTTGTTAATGTTGAATAAGTAAATCCTGCCATATTAAGATGTCAAAGTTGCCGGACCAGCCGAACAACTATTGCCTCCTCCTGATATTCCACCACTTGTAGCAGTGTTTGTATTAACTGTAAAGTGATAGTAATCATCTGTATTTGTAATATCTCCAGCTGAATCTCGCTTCCCGACTGTAATCGAGTAGCCAGAAGAATAAGAAACATTTGATCCAGATATTCCATCAAAGTCAGATGGATTTTGATATCCATCAGGATCTGAACTTGTCCAGATAGGACCTCTAAATCTTACAGTGTCACTTGTTGATCTTCCATGAGATTTTTCATAAACATTTATAATTCCTGAACTAGCTGCAATTGTTTCAAATGGATTAGATTCTAACATTCTAGCTACTTCATTTTCTGTTCTAGCAGGTCTTGAATCTCTTAAACCTTGAGCGTCTCCACCTCTAGTTCTAATTTCTAATTGCGGTTGCTTAGCTTCATATTCTGATCTATGAACAAAAGAACCATTCCATTCTTTCACCATTTCATTATATGGAAATTCCATTCCACTTCTATCTGAAATTGCTTTTGCGTATCTTCCTTTTGCGAATGCCATTATGCTCCTGGATAAAAAGTTTTAGGGGTTATATAAGTACTTGAAGAAGAACCATCTTCAGATAATGCTCTTGCTAATTCGTCTTCGTAAAATAATTTTAATTCTTGAGTTCTTTGTGGTGCAAATTTTTGTGATAAATAAAAAGCTAAACCTGAACACATACAAGGTACAAATCTATAAGGAACATCAGATGCATCAGTATATGTTGCATCTAAATCTTGAAGTCTTTTAACATAATAAATATGCATATCTTTTGAAGCTGCTGTAGAACTAGGAGTTGGATAAACTGTAACAGTAGTTTTATCTATAAGTCTTTGGACCCAATATTGTGAAGGAGTTCCTTTAGATAATTTATTTCCTAAAGCAGAATAAGTTGCTCTATCTATTTTTGTCATTGCAGAATCAGATTGTGAAGTTGAAGTTCTATCTGTTCTATAAGTTGCTTCAAGAACATCTGCTACACCATAAACACTTGCCGGAGCAACTGTTGTAGAACTTGTTCCATCGCCACTTGCTCTATAAAAAGTATATTCAGCTTGTCCTTCGATTAAATCAATATTAGTTTCGGCTACTTCCCAATAGTGCAAACCTCTATTGCCCCATTCTTGAAAAAGAATGTTAAGAGATCGTCTTGCTGTTTTTAATTGATAACCTGAAGTTACTTGAGAACCAATTCGCTCATAAGCTTCTGCTATTATTTCATCAACAGCAAATGTCTTGTCAAAAGTAACTGTGCCTGACGTTGTGTTGGCCATATTATCCTCCCGCCGTTAAGCTAGGTGAGTTGTATCTACTCGTGTATAAAGTATACGCTGTAATATTATCTGAATTGGCAACATATATTCCATTAGGAAATATTATACCACCATCAAAAGTTAAATCAAATATTTTAGTATCAGGAATATCTACATCACATAAGTGTGTTCCAACTTTATCACATAAAGTAAGTCTTCCTGCTCCAGTTCCATCTGATGAAACTGATAAACCTGTTAATCTAACAGGCATGTCTACATTTAATAAAGCGTAAGGTAATTGTTGAATCGCGTCGCCTGAACTTGCAGTTGCTGCAGTTGTTCCATTTACTCCTCGAGTAACTCCTGTTAATCCACTTGCAATAGCAGCTGTAGTAGGTATGTATCCACTAACAGACGTGTCCCCATCATCTACTTGACAGCCCCAGACCTCAAAATTTAGTGTTCCAGAATCTGCCCTAAACATAAAACCAGCTTTCTGAGATGCTGGATAAACAAAAGCAGCAACAACTGTTACTGCTGCATGAGAATCTGTAATTCTTTCCCAGTCACTTCCTACTGCGGATAGATCAATTTGCCAACTACCTGTCCCTCCGGGATTCAGAAGATTCAATTGTCCCGTAGTAGTTACTTTTTTTAAATAAAATGAAGTGGGAGCAGCAAGAAGAGCGTTGGCAGCTGTAGCATAAGTATAACTATATACATCATTAACTCCT